TGCATCCCTGTTAAAATGGCTATCTGTACCTTATATAGATCTCCGGCTTTCACGAGTTGATGGATATGCTTTAACTGTTCGGATGAGAAGTTGATCCCGGCCATTCTTAATAGCCTCATTCCATGCTCGGGATCCTGGAGCGCTTTACCAACCATTTTTGTTGCCTCCGGCAGGTCAAGTTTGAACTTTGTGGCTAAATTCTGAGCGGCAACAATTGCATCATCAAACACTTTGCCCCGTACCTTGGAAAACACCATAAGCTGGCTTTGAGCCTCCTGTGTGATGTCGTGTTTGAATAGCGTTTTACCCTCAAGTTCATCTGCCTGTTTGATAAGTTCTCCGAACGTTCTTCCTACTGCCTGGTGAGTACTTATTAGGCCCGCTGTCAATTGTGCAGCAGCTTTAGCATCTTGATCGAAAGCCCTCACCGTATCTTTTCCGAAATTGTAAATTTCCCGTGCCGCGAATAACCCGGCGATAGCCTTGAGACTTATCCCCAGTTGGCCCGGGAGGTCCTTGATCTTTGAAATGAAACTTTTTGGAGGGAGGTTCTCCATCTTGTGAAGCTCCTTGTTTGTGGCTTCAATTTCCTTTTTGAGGTTAACAAATGATTTTTTGGAATGGGTCTGGTCAAGCTGAGCATTAAGGTCCTGTAGTTTATTCCTTATATCGGACAGGCTCGAAGGAAGTTTGCCGGAATTAGCTGCAGCTTTATTTACTTCCGTTCTGAATTTCTCAAAGGTACCCGCAGTGGATGCCTTGATTTCTTTCATCTTACTGCCAAAAGAATTGACAGTAGCACTGATGTTTTTCAGAGGGGCGCTGATCCTGTCAGCAAGATCAAATATGAATTCTACGTTGTGGCTCATGGTTCTAAAAACGAAGGCTGCGATGATGCAGCCTCCTGTTTTCTAATCTGTATTAAAAAAGCTGCTTTTTCTATCCATTGTTCATCACTGAGTTGCGAAGCATCGATTCCCATATAATATTGCAAACAGTTGTCAATCCAGTGCACCCAATTATATGGTTTTGCCAATGCTTCGCTCAGAGCTTTTTTAAGGTTGCCTCCTTGAGGTTAAGGAGTTCACCGGCTTTCATTGCAGCAGCGACGAAAAGATCATCCCTTTTCTTCAGGTCCTCGCTTCCTCCGATCCAGCAGTTTTGCATTGCCACTTCACCGATGCGAACCATCTGTCCGAGATTCATTTTGGTTTCGTCTCCGATGGTAATATCGAGTTGCGACAATGCATATCCGATGGTTTTGCGGTCCAGTGGTTTTAAGTAGCAGATGTGCCCGTCAACCTCAATCGCATTGACCTCAGAGTACTTTGCTTTCCAGGCATTGATCTGCTCCTGGTTAACCTGTCCGATAAGTTCTTTTGCCATAATTAGCTTGTTACAGTGTTATAATCGATGTCCAGGCAGGCGATGCCCATGGTAATTTCATGGGATTTGTCTCCCTGTTTGGAGTCCTTTTCAAAATTGTCGAACTCGGCATGGCGAACCACATCGGTCTTCATGGGCAATCCGGACTTGGGCACATAGGCGATTACGATATCGAACGGGGGGATATCCATTGGATTCCCGCCACCGCTTTCAATGATCGATTCGAGTTCACTCTGCAACACCTTAACTTCACAGGTGAATGATTTATTCCCGCGACCCATGGCCACCGGTTTGTTGCCGGCTGCATAGATGGCTTCTTTTTCCTGTTTTGATCCGTATTTCACGGCCCGCAGCCTGGTCACTTCGCGACCAAACATAACGACTTTCACGTCGCACCATGCGTATTCTTCAGTGTTTCTGATATCCATTTTGCTTACGGTTTATGCGGTGGTTAATGCAGGATTTTTAAAACCAAGAGAAACAACGATTTCGCTCAGGTAGCCAACCGGTGTGATGCGCAAAACAATATTCAACCGGGGAACCGAAAGAATGTTCTGCGATGGGTCAATGTACGCTTCGAAGTTGGATATCTCTCCGACCATGTTCAGCCCCACGTTGCGTTCAATCTTGGCCTGGAGGTATGCGATCATGGAAGGATCCAGTTTCCCGTCTTTGCCGATCTTAACTTCCTCGTCCAGTTCTTCAACGTAAGTATTGTAGGTGATCACCAGGGCCTTGTCAATTACCCTCAAATGACTGATCGTGTGGAGGTCATTACTCACCGGGGCACAGGTTGTGTCCTGGTTAAAGTAATATCCGCTGCGCGTCGGGAATTTTCGGAAAACGATGAACCCGCGGTCATGCATGGTGTCAAGCTCTCCCTGGCGGGTATCAACGGGATCTCCGTCCGTGAGATATCCATAAAGGGTTGGCAGAGCGCCATCCTTCACCCTGGAGATCTTACGCTGGACAGGAATCCTTGCCAGCCTTCCAATTGTCATTCCGATTGCACCCTGTCCGTTATCCTCTGTTGCTGCCATAACAATTCCGGCACGCTCCGAAGTCATACCGAGCAGATCGCGAAGATCGCTGGCAGTACCGGTAAATCCGATTCCTTCCAAAAGGAACGAAAAAGGCATGATCTGCGCTACGAAGTCCTTTGCCAGGGAATCAGCTTTGAGAACAGCGGCATAGACCTTGGCATCCAGCCCGTCGAGGATAGTTGGTTCGTAAACCTGGGCAGGCATCCAACTGCAGCCCATTACCTTGATCTCTCCCTGTGCAGCTTCAGCCAGTATCTTGGCCGGACATGCGTCGAGGGATTTGTCAACCATATCTTCTATGGTAACACTTTCTTCGCAGAGGATGATCCACAACTTCCTGTTTGTCCCTGCTTCATCGTAGAATTCTTTGATCTGCTTATAAGCGACAGGGTTTTCATCTATGGTAATACCGAGGGCTTTAGCTCCGTCAAGGGTATAGATCGCATAGGGCTTGTTAAGTTCCAGGGTGTTATCGATGGGCACACCGGTGAGGCACAAACCCATGATCCCGTCAACAGTCAGGGCCACTCCGCCCAAGCCGTTGCGTTCAATATTAATAATTACGTTGGGAAGTGGCATGATTATTTCTTTTTAGTTTGAGTACCTTTTTTATCCTTCTTTCCGGGTTCCGGATTAGTTACCGGATCAGTGAGCGTACCAGGTTCCGGTTCCGATACTTTTTCCGGTGCTGCCAGATCTTCGCCGGTGAATTTGAAAACTTCGCTGGATATTTTTTTGGCATGTGCTGCAGCATATTCCGGGTCAGTAAAGAAGTGACCGTCATCGGTTGCAAGAAGGTTTTTGTAACCTTCCTTTAGAAGTTTTCCGGCTTGTTTGACCAGGTCCTTCTTGGTTTTCTTTTCCATCTTATATCAATTTTCGTTTAATGACTGAAAAATAATGACCCGGAAATAATTCCGGTAAATATTCTCATTGGGGTTCTGTTTTATTCTTATAGGTTATCCCCAAATTTTTCATGATCAGGTCGAGTTTCCAGTCGATGTTATTGAACTTGGTTTCCACAACATCATTATTGGCCTTATCATGCTCAATCCTTTCAAATCTCTTTTCGTTTTCCACCTTTTGTTCCGCAAACCGGTTTACCAGATTGGCTGAATTAGCTGTCCAGGATCCCCACTGGATCAAAAGAGATACAATTATTGTAACTATCGGCAGAAAGTAAAGCATCCTTTTAAATGCTCTAATATCCCTTTCAGTCATGTTGGCAGTATTAACGGGTGAAGATGTTTTTGTTTTCAATTGCGATAGATTTCAACCAATCAGGTACATCAAAGCATGGACAAGCCTTCGGTGCAAACTGATAGTGCCCGGCCACCCTTACTTGCGGGAATCTTTTTACAAAGTCCAAAACGTAAGCGCGCAGCGCATCTTTTTGCTGTTGTGTCCTGGTGTCCTTGGGCTTCAAAGTATTATCGACACCTCCGGCATAAACGATATGCCTGCTCACGCGATTGATCCCGGCAACTCCATTGGTGATCTCCCAGGGATCCACCACATCATCTTCGTTATTCTGCACCAATCGCTCGATGGATCCGTCCAGGTGAAAGAGATCAGTATATCCAACCTGTTTCCATCCACGACCCACCGGTGGAGGTGATAAATGCCACTTGCGGATCTGATCAGCACTAACTTCCATCCCATCGATGGTAGCCGTGCAGTGAATTACCAGGTAATGGATGTTATTCATTGTACTTCAAGTTCAACTGTAAATTCAGCAGCTGGCAGCTGGGCTTTAAGTTCTTCAAGGGTATCAACCAGGGTAGTTGTGAAATCAGTCCTTGATTCTACCGTTCTCAGTTTGTAGCGCGTAACCTCATCACCCATGCGTACAAGTCTTTTAAAATGATTTCCACTCAGATCCTGGATCGCCTGGAACACATCGTCCATACGGTCCAGCATCTTCAGGCTTTCAGTTTCGCTGTCGGCCCCATGAACGGTATTTCCGCTGTGATCCTGGATAAGGGTGAGAGAAACCGTTGCTTGTCCTAACTGACTGTTATCAGAATAGGTTTCCCAGGTTACAGGTTTGATCTCGATAAGCACGCAAGGAAGCGGTAAGGGAAAGGTTTTGGAGGGTGCATCTGCCTGCCCTTTTTGCAGATCAATCCACCTCACCCAGGGCATTGCTGCCTTGATCCTGTCCCTTAACGCCGTGTATAATTCCTTGCGAACCACCTGGAGATATGTTTAAACCGTTGAGTCAGCGTGATACAATCCTGCGGAATATTTCAGGGAGGCACGCAGCATTCCTGCTTTAAACCTGTGCTGGAAACCGAATTCATAAGCACGACCACTGGTATTTTGCTGAATCGGCTTATCGAACATGGAAAAAACACCTGAAGCCTTAAACGCTTCCCTGGTGCAATAAGCGAATGCCATTGGATGGATGGAGCCGGTGATCACAGCACCTTCGGCGGCCTTGAGGTTAGTAGTGACATTATAACCAACCTCTCCATCATAGCGGAAAATTTTGAAGCCATAGTAGTTGACAACCTTCGGATCAATAGTACCCACTCCCTGCTGCAACTGGATCTGGGCTTTAAGGATCTCATTACTCATTACGAGTTCCCACCACATATTGGTAGTGAGCACCAGGTAACGACCGGTCTCGGGTTCCGGGAATTTATTCAAATCCATTGCTTTTGCCAGCAGCTGGACATCGGTCAGAGTGCACATAGCGAACCCGCTGCCATTATCTGCGCCTGTTGTGGGTAAAATAATCTTTTTAGTTCCGGATGCATCGGGGCTGATTGAATAGGCACATGTCTTGGCTTCCTTCAGTCGGATAGCCTCGGCGCTTTGCCTGGTATAAGCCTCGACCTTGGCATATGGAATTGCATAGAGTCCTATTTTACGGATCTTGTAATTCTGAGAGTCATATGTATCCAGGTCAACACTCGACGGGGTTTCGGAAGGTTCAACATCATCGACATCAGTCGTTCGGTTCTTGTAAACCGCCGGGTAGTCTCCGATCTCGGCAAAGTGAAGGGTCTGATTGGTATCCACAAACATGGACAAATCCTGTAACCCATCCATCCAGTCGCGTTTCTGTTCGTATTGTTCCTGGAGAGATGGCAGCCATACCTCCCGCTGCAGACCCATCATAGCGATGCCGGTCGGCTTGGGGATCAAAGAAGAAGCAAAGGAGATCACTCCGACCACAGGTCCGGCGAACGCTCCGATTACCGCGCTCAGAAGCAGCGATAAGATAAGGGAAAATGCAAATTTTCGTTTCATGATATGGATATGGTTTACTTGTTTTTCAAATTAAGTTTGACGTAAGGACGTGCAGTCCCGGTTCCGTGGTGTGTGCAGCTTATGCGCAAATAGTTGGTAGGCCATACAACAGGAAGATTACCGGTACCCCCGCTCCATATGAAGGTTGCATCAGCACTCAGGAAACTTGCGGTTGTCGCCCCGGCTACGGTAATATAATGGGTGGCATCTACTGATTCCTGGATATAACAACTGCATGTATCTGCACCGGATAGATGATCGTAGAAAATACTCACTGTCCAGTTGTAATTACCGGTGATGCTGCGTTCGAATGTCTTCGTTTGGGTACCCGTCAGGGTGTCGGTGGAACTGAGCGTTATTGTAGGGATAATTTTGACGCTCTGGCAGGGGGCCGTTGTAACCATCCCAACCATAAATACAAGTAAACAAAATACAATGATCTTTTTCATTTTTTTATAGTTTTGACTTTGTGTGGTTATTGATCTGTTAATTATTTTCTTCGCAAGGCGGTTCGCGGTCTTCGCGCTTAATCTTCTGTGTCCTCGTCGATCTGTACCTTACCTGAGTCCCTCAGAGCCTTTTTATGGGCCTCTAAAAGCGTTTTGTACTTATCGGGGGTTTCGGCCTTCATTTTGATCAAACCTGGCTGATCTTTTTTATAGAAATCCAGGTAGGTCCATTTTGCCTTGTCATCGTTTCCCTGGGCGGAGGCAGAAGCACTTGCCGGAGCAGATCCAAGGAACTGGTCAACAGCATCCTTTCCTTTCTTTGCTTCGAGCATCTTCTTTGCGCCTTCGTAATCACTGATGGCCGATTTTTCAAAGAATGTTTTCTCATCAGAGGTGATGGCGCCACGGGTGAAGTGGAGTTCAACCAGAGCCTTTGCTTTTTCAGCGTTTTCATCCTTCTTTTCAGGACGCATTTCAAGAACCTTTTTGGTTCCCTCAAAATCATTTTCCGCTGATTTCGTGAAGAAGTCAGCTTCACCAGCTTCGATGGATCCCCTTTTAACATGAAGAGCAACCATTTCACCGGCTAATGTTTTTCTGAGCGCCCGGTTTTCCTCCTGCAGCTGCTCAACCGTTTTTTCATCCTTTGACATGGGTTTTAAATTTGGTTTTGATTCAATCATTGATAATTTGATCTCGTTCATCTCAGAATTATAGAGCTTAACACAACCGGCATTACCGGGAACATTGACAAGGGACATTTCGAGCATTTCGCTTTCGACAATAGTGGGATAACTCTGTCCCTGAATAAGATCCTTCTCATTGGCAGATTCTACCAGTTCCAGAAGGCCGAGCGAAGTCGCATTCATGTATCCGTTCTTGTATTTATTAAACACAAGTAATGCAAATGGATCATTCTCATCAAAGTCAACCGTGGCTACAAATTCACCGTTCAGTTTTTTTTCAAGCCTGGTAGCTTTGCCGACCGAGACAAGCCGGTCTTCATGATATGCAAGGACAACCGGGTTTTTCAGGTAGTTCTCCGTTCGGATACCCTCCGTAAGAACGCGGAATCCATAGCGGTTAACATCGTTATTGCTGATTACAAGAGTGAGTTCTGAGGCCATTATCA